GTTTATAGAATTGCTAGAGCACCTGAAAGAAGAATATTCTATGTTGATGTTGGTAATTTACCAAAACAAAAAGCAGAAGAATATATGAAGAGTTTAATGACTCGTTATAGAAATAAACTAACATACGATTCTTCAACTGGCGAAATTAAAGATCAAAAAAATCACATGTCAATGCTTGAGGATTATTGGTTGCCAAGACGAGAAGGTGGTAGAGGAACTGAAATTACCACACTTGCTGGTGGTCAAAATCTCGGAGAGATGGAAGATGTTGAATATTTGTTAAGAAAAGTTTATAGAGCATTAAATGTTCCAATAACAAGAATGGAACCACAAAATGGTTTCAATATGGGTAGAGTCAGTGAAATAACTCGGGATGAAGTTAAGTTTTTTAAATTTATTGAAAGACTTCAAAATAAATTTGCAAGTCTCTTTGTAGATATTCTCAAAAAGCAATGCATTCTTAGAGGAATCATGACTCTTGATGATTGGAATAATATTTATCAAGATTTAGCAATAAATTATAGCAAAGATTCATATTTTAGCGATCTCAAAGAAAATGAAATTCTTAGAGAGAAAGTTGATATGTTGAATACTCTTGGAAATTATACTGGAATTTTCTTCTCTACAAAGTATATAAGAAAGAATATATTGAAACAGACAGAAGAAGAAATTTCAAAAATGAACGAAGAAATGGAAATTGAAAGACAACAGCAAATCCAACAGCAACTACAAATGCAACAAATGGGTTTAGTTGATGACCAAGAACAATAATTTATAAATAAATTTTAGGAGAAAATAATGAATACTAATAAAATTATAGCAGCAATTATACAAGAAGATTTGGTTGAAGCCAAAAGTTTAGTAAATGAAGCATTACTCTCAAGACTCGGAAATGCTCTTGAAGAAAAACTTGCAAACTTTGCACCATCTGTAATCGGAGAAGGTTCAAAACCAGATTTCTTAGATCTTGATAAAGACGGAAATAAAAAAGAACCAATGAAGAAAGCAGCAAAAGAAGGAAAGAATGTTTCTGAAGGATGGACTGATGACATTCCTGATGGAGAAACATTAGCAAAATATCTTTCTAATTATACAACTACAGGACAAATGCCAAAACAACTTGCATCGTATTATTCAGCAAATCCATCATTAAGCGGAAATCCAGGTTCAGCGGGAATAGAAAAATCTGGTCGTGGTGGAGATATGAGCACAATGGCAATTAATGCTGGTTATGAACCAGATCTAGCAGCAATTTATGAAAATTTTGAGCAGGATGTTATCGATCTGGTTCAAGAAATTCAAGAAGATACTGGCGAAATATTATCCGAAGAAGAAATTTCAGAACTTGCAGAAGAATACTTAAATCAATTACTTTCAGATGAGGAGTAATTTATGAAATTAATAACAGAAACTGTAGAAGATACAGAAACAATAGTCGAATCCAACGAAGCTGGTGGTAAAAATTATTTTATCAAAGGCGTTATGATGGAAGCAAATACAGTCAACCGCAATGGTAGATTGTATGAAAGCAAAATCTTAATGGCAGAGACAAAAAGATATGCCACCGAATATGTCGATAAAAGAAGAGCACTTGGCGAATTAAATCACCCATCTGGTCCAACTGTAAACTTAGACAGAGTTTCCCACATTATAACAACACTCACCGAGAGTGGAACACAGGTAATGGGAAAAGCAAAAATACTTGATACCCCAATGGGTCGCATAGTCAAAAATTTAATTGACGAAGGTGCGAAGTTGGGAGTTTCATCTCGCGGTATGGGAAGTCTCGAAAAGAAAAATGGTGTCAATTATGTAAAAGAAGATTTTACATTAGCAGCAATTGATATCGTTGCAGATCCATCTGCTCCAAATGCGTTTGTAAATGGAATTTTAGAAGGAAAAGAATGGATTTGGAATAATGGTTTTCTCGAAGAGAGAAAAATTGCAACTTATGAGAAGGAATTAAAAAAGACTCCTCCTAGAAAATTAGAGGAAAATGCTGTTCGTTTATTTACTGATTTCTTGAGGAGATTATGAAAAATAAAAAGAAAACAAAATCTTGTGGATGTGAAATGAACGAAGATATTGCATTTGAAATTTATCAATTAATTCCTGAACTTGCAAAAAATATTCACGAAGGAATGTTTAGGGGTATTGGTCAAAGAGCAAAACTTGCTGCTGGTCAAGTTGGTCAATTTGCAAGATCACAAATTAATCAAGCAAAACTAAATGTATCTCTAGAAAAAGAAAGAAGTTTATCAGATCTTGAACATCAAATGGTTCATGTACCAGTTGCTAAACAATTGGGTGTGAAGACATCAGCAGTTAGAGATATTTTATCAGATCCGAGTCATCCAAGTTATGGTGCAGTTAGATCAGCTGTAGATTCAAATAGAGAAACTAGTTCAGCATATACAAGAACAAGACTTGGAAGACAAAGAAATATAGCAAGAGCAAATGATGCAAATAGAGTATTAACTTCTCGGATTGCTACACCACAACAGCAAGCAACAATGAGAAACCAAGCGGCATCATATGCCAGCAATTATGGAAGACCATTTGATGCTAATCAATTTAATCGTTTAAATCCAGTAAATCCAAATTTATACGGACAACGACTTGGTGCTGAAAGATCTAGATTACAAAATATTCGTAGACAACAAATCGATACAAGCATTCAACAAGGAGTTAACTCTTCTGGATTGCGTAGAAAAGTTACTAATGTATTATCACAAAGTCCAAGATTAACAAGACTTTTTAAGGCAGTAGATACATTTATATAATTTATAAATATTAAATATTCTAAATAGTTTTTAGAAAAAGTGGAGAACAAAAATGATACCAAATAAATCAGATGTATATGACACTTCAGGAAAGGGTACATTTTCAACAAATGGAAAAATGCCCATGTTCAATAGACCAGTAGCAACACCACAAACCGCAGCAATGAACCAAGCATCTCTTCGTTCAGCAATTGCAAAGGCAATGGGTGCAAAACAAATCCAAGAAGATCCAGCATGGGATGAAAATATTCCAGATGCTGCTACTTTGGCACAATATCTTAATCAAGCACAAGGTGGTAACATTCCACCAGAACTTGCAACATTCCTTGCAAGATATGGTGGCGGTGGATCTTGTGGTCCAGCAGCTCCAATGGAAGGTTATAAAAGAAAAGGTTATAGATTATCAGAAGATCCAGCATGGGATGAAAATATTCCAGATGCTGCTACTTTGGCACAATATCTTAATCAAGTAACTGGAAGTAATATGCCACCAGAACTTGCAACATTCCTTGCGCGTTATGGTGGCGGTGGATCTTGTGGTCCAGCAGCTCCAATGGAATCTTATATGAGAAGAGGTTATAGATTATCAGAAGATCCAGCATGGGATGAAAATATTCCAGATGCTGCTACTTTGGCACAATATCTTAATCAAGTAACTGGAAGCTATACTCCACCAGAATTAACAGCATTCCTTGCGCGTTATGGTGGCGGTGGATCTTGTGGTCCAGCAGCTCCAATGGAAGATTACATGTCAGGTCTATTTGATGGTGAAAATTTAAGTGAAGACTTCAAATTTAAGACAAAGACTATATTTGAAGCAGCAATCAATGAAAGAGTTTCATTGATTGAAAATAATATTCTTTCGGCATCGAAGGAAATCATCGAAGAGCAAGTAATTGCAAATACACAAGAAATTGTTGAACAAGTAGATCAATATCTTAATTATGTAATTTCTGAATGGATGCAAGAAAATAAAGTTGCAGTTGAGCGAGGTCTTCGTACCGAAATCGCAGAAAACTTTATCAATGGTTTGAAAGATCTGTTTGAAAGTTCATTCATTGATGTTCCACAAGAAAAATACAATGTTCTAGATGATATCTTTGAAGCAAATAACGAACTCAAAGAAAGTTTGAACAATTTGATGAAAGAAAATATTTCATTGAAGAATGAAATTAATGCTAGACTATGTGCAGAAGCATTCATGGAAGAAACTTCAGGTTTGGCAGATACTCAAGTAGAAAAACTTGCTAAACTTGCAGAAGGAATTGAATTTGAAAATGCAGATCAATATCGCAGAAAAGTTTCATTGCTAAAAGAATCTTATTTTGGAGTAAAAAATCCAAATAAACAAGTTGGTTCAATGCTAACTGAAGATATGGATAGTTCACCAGTATTAACAGAAAATACGGGATCAGATCCTTTTGTTTCAACTGTTGCAAACACTATTAGTGTTCTTAATAAGAATACACCAAAAGTAGAAAAAATGTATAATTCCCCATCGTCTGCTCGCCTAGCAGGACTCATAAATCCAGGCATTGCAAAAGATAATTTCATCTGAAATTTTAAAATTACTAAATAATAAAGATAACTAAGGAGAGAAATAAAAATGTCATTAGATTTTAATTCAACAACGCCATATGACCAACTCGTAGAAAAGTGGAATCCAGTTCTCGAACACAGAGATCTCGGATCGATTAATGATCTACACAAGAAGAGAGTTACAGCAGTTCTTCTCGAAAATCAAGTAAAAGCAATGAGAGAAGAAAGAGCAGCAGGAAACCTCTTTGAAGCATCAATGGGTCCAGTTGGAATGGGTGGTAACTTCACAACTGGTCAAGTCGGAGCAGCAGGAAACTTTGCTGGTTACGATCCAGTTCTTATCTCACTCGTTCGTCGCGCAATGCCAAATGTCGTTGCATACGATATCGCTGGCGTTCAACCAATGACCGCACCAACAGGTCTTATCTTTGCAATGCGCGCTCGTTATGGAAACGATAACAATGGATACACAACAGGAGTTGAAGCACTCTTCGATGAACCATGGGCTAAGTTCTCTGGTGCATGTGGTTCTATCGGCAATCTACCAAGCTATGGAACTTTTGCTGGTCTTTCATATACAGCATTGCTCGCTGGTTCTTCAGCTGGTTTATCATTCGGTGGCGTTGGATCAGCTGGTCTTACTAGATCAGATGTCTTCACACAATTCCGCGGAATGTTGACTTCATCCGCAGAAGGTCTTGGTGGTTCTACAGGTCTTGATTTCCGCGAAATGGCATTCAGCATTGAACGCCTTGCAGTAACTGCTCGTTCACGCGCTCTCAAGGCAGAATACACCACAGAACTTGCACAAGATCTCCGCGCAATTCATGGTCTTGACGCTGAAGCAGAACTTGCAAATATTCTTTCGGTTGAAATCATGAATGAAATCAACCGTGAAATTCTCCGCGCAATGTATCACATTGCTAAGACAGGTTGCCAACAATCAGATCTTCGCTATAAGGAAGCTGCTGGAAGTTTGGGTGGCGTTTACGATCTCCTCAACGATTCAGACGGTCGTTGGTCAGCAGAACGCTTCCGTGGACTTATGTTCCAAATTGAACGCGAAGCAAATCAAATTGCTAAGGATACTCGTAGAGGCAAGGGTAACTTCATTGTTTGCAGTTCAGATGTCGCTTCTGCACTCGCAATGGGTGGATTCCTCAACCTCTCACCAGCACTCAATGTTGACATGCAAGTAGATGATACAGGTAATGTCTTCGCTGGTGTCCTCAATAACAAGTATAAAGTATACATCGATCCATTCGTTGCCAACAATCTCAACTTTGTCACTGTTGGTTATAAGGGAACTTCACCATATGATGCAGGATTCTTCTACTGCCCATATGTCCCACTACAAATGGTCCGCGCAGTTGGTCAAGATACCTTCCAACCAAAGATCGGTTTCAAGACTCGTTACGGTCTAGTCGCCAATCCATTCGGTCAAGGACGCGATCAATACAGCGCAAACGATGATGGTATGAGCACAGGTAATAACAATGCTTACTACCGCATCTTCGCAGTCACCAACCTCCACGGCTTTTCAGGTAACTGATAAGTAAAAGTGGACAGAATTAACGAGAACCCAGGGGTAAAACCCTGGGTTTTCTTTTATAAATAGTATTATATGGCATTAAATCTCCAACAAACATATACGAGTATACCAGAGTTTATTCTTCAAACTCTACCTGGTGATTTTTTAAATGAATATTCATTAGCACCAGATACTCACAATTTATTAACAAATAATAAATTTCAATTCTTTATTGGTAGATGTCCTCGTTTATCATTTTTTTCACAAAGAGTAAATGTTCCAAGTCTTTCATTTGGCACATCACTACAGTCAAATCCAACTGGTGTTCCTTCTCGCAGACCTGGAACATCTTATGTTTATGACGACTTGCAAGTTGGATTTGTTGTAGACGAAAATCTTACAAGTTGGTTAGAAGTACACAATTGGATGATTGATCTTGGTATTAATTACCGAGGAGATACTGAAAAATTTGTACCAAATAAACCAAGAG